CCTTGTCGTTGCTCAATTTCTCAATGGCACGAACAATGCTGAAACGCTTGCTCAATTCGCCTTCGTTGTCTTTTGAAGCAGGCTTGTTCTTGCTTGAAGCAATGGTCTTCAAAACGCTCTCACGCTTCTCGGCTGCTTTAACTTCGTTCTGCTTTTCTTGGTAATTTGATACCATCTCGTTGAGTCTGGTTTCTTCGTCTGCTGTAAGGGTTTCCTTATTGGTTAGCCCCTCGATGTCAGATTCAAGGGCTGCCCTTTCTTCCAACAAAACTTTAAGAGTTTTCATTTCGATTTTAGATTAAGATATATATATGTAAGTTTTAATTTGCTTGCTGTTCTTTCTTCTACCTCTGGCTTAACTTCTTCTTTGGCAGCTTCGGCTGACCTTGCTGCTGCTGTGGTGTCAGGATATGCTGGCATAACGACAGGGCCGAGTTCGTACAATCTGCCCACCTTGATAATCTCACGCTCATCCATCTCTTCACCACTTCTGAATGTCCAGCTATCTTCCGATACTGTGAACATGAAGCTACTGCCTTTGATGTTGCCATTCCGGACATTCTCTAACAAGTCATTGCCTGCTGTGGTGTTGGGTGCGTTAAACTCGTACTTCAATCCACGCTCATCTACCATCAACTTCAATGTGTCTGATGATGTCCGTGCCAATGGATAATTGAAGTCATGGTTGAATGTAGCGACTACATCGCTCATATCAACTCCTTCAAATGCTGATCTGTTTACACGCTCTCTGAACCACCCTAAGTCATGTGACCAAGTGTCAAATACTGCGGCATAGCCTTCAATGGTGCGGCTCTCTGTGCCGTCTTCATTCATTCTAATTTCTATGCTGCCTGTAAAGGTGCGTTGCTCTTTATTGCTCATATCTGTGCTATTTTCTTCTAATTCGTTTAGTTTACGTTCTGCCCAATTCTTCATGCTATCACCACCCCACGCATCATACATGATGCTGCCACATATCTCATTGCCATCATCATCAAAGTACTTTCCTTGATCGTAGGTCTTTGCTCTGCTTAGGAAGCTGAAAATGCGCTTTATCATAGGCTCATCAAATCCCTGCTTCTCGCTGATTTGCCTTGCACGAATCCAGCCTGTTTGCGTACCACAATCACTACCATTGTCTTCTTTGTGCTTGATGGCACGCTTGGCATTGTTTACTGCGCTATCTGGATAATCGCTAAACTTCGGCATCTTGTCCTATCTTATCGGTGGTGGTCATGTTTAGCTGCATATAGTGTGCATCTCCGTTTGGTATTGGATTCATGTCTTCCAATTCACGAACTTCATTGATGCTCTTGATGCCGTTCTGGATAGCGTGTACATACGCTTCATAGCGTGTCTTGATGTCTGCCCTGATGATGCTGTCTATGTTGAACTTGGCGTAGTAACCGCTATCTTGCTCTGACTGCTTAAATAGCTTTCTGTTAATCTCCTCTTCCCAATTAACGCAATATGGAAGCATGGTGTACTTGGCAAACTCCATGCTCATGTACTCCACGTTGTTCCACGTTGCTCGATCCATGATTCCAATCATGTGTGGTGGCACTCGGAAGATAGATGCTATCTCTTCTTTCTGATATTTGCGTGTTTCAAGATACTTGGCATCTTCGGGAGATAGGTTGATCGTCTTATACTCTGCACCATTGTCAAGAATGGCAGTTTTGTTTTTGCCGTAACCGCCATAGGTCTTTGTCCAAGATTCACGCAGCTTGGCAATCGTGTCTGCGTTCAACTTCTCTGGCAGTTGGATGTAGCCTTCCAACTTGCTGCCGTTATCGTAGAAGTCTTTGCTGGCTTTCTGCGCTGACAGCCCAAGTCCAAGCGTTTCACGATGCGCTTCCAGAACGCTCTTGCCTTTTAGGCCGTCAGTCGTAAAGCCTTTAATGTGTAGTATGTTATCTGCGTTGGTGATGTAGCTTTCATCATCCATCTCAAACTTGTAGAAATACTGCCCCTTCTCCTTCACTATCTCTACATTGCCAAAGATAGGCAGCAACTCTTCTACTTGCATTGCGCTATTTCTGATGATGAGCGCATAGAAGTTGCCCCTCAATACAACGTGAGCCATTGCCATCTGTCGGAAGACAAATGATGTCATCCATTGATTTGGTGTACGCTTTAACACCCTTGCGGTAGGATGGTTGCTAACCATCTCCTTTCCCACGTTTGTGGATGTGAATACGTTTACAGGAAGTGTAGCAAATGACTCTGATAATACACGAAGGCACGCCCAAACTGCTGATAGCCTTAGTGCCGTTGCCTCATTTACAGGTTGAGAACTGCTGCCGCCAAACATATTGCCTGCCAGCTGTATAATGTTGAGCGTTGACTTTATGCTCGTGTCACGTTCTTCTGTGGATTTTCTGCCGAAAAATGGAAATAAGCGCATCTATCGACAAAAGTAAACAAGGCAAATGGGTTAAATGGTAAACATCATGTTTACTACTTTGTCATAAAATGGAATTACTGCCTTAAATGATGCGTTTTATCGTGACCTTCTGCAAGTCTGTAATAGTGGAATGCATAGATGCCTCTCATTATTCCTATCTTGTAGCCTTTGGCTTTTGCTCTGGCCATGAAGTCTGTATCAAGCAATAGTAAGCCGTTTCTAAACTTAACATCTTTGAACGTGCCTGCTTTGGCTATCATCATCAACCCTGCTGGTGGGTTGCCTGCTTCTATCATTGCTGTCTGATATTTCTTCCATTGCTTTACGGTGGCATCTTTGTGCAACACTATGTCACGATGTGGAAACATGGCAGCAACTACTTGCTGCTTGTCACGCAGCCGATTTGTCATAGGCACATAGATATCATAGTCTTTGTTCTCCTTGATCGTTTTTGCTATCCATTTCTTCACCCTAACATCCAAGAAACACATATCACCATCGCAAATAGCTACCCAATCGTCATCTTGAAGGTAGTACACGCTTCTATTATACTCTGCACCAAGATTGCCATCTGTGGCAAATGGGTGGAAGTAGCGTACATGGGGCAGCGATTCTTCATCCCTGTGCTTGACATATTCTATCCATGTCCACACTTCGTGGTGTGGCAGTTCTTTGATAGGGTACTTCTCACGCCAAAACAGATACCTGATGCATAGCTGATCTCTGTTGAATGTGTGGTTAATGGTTGTTTCGTACACTTCATTGAGCAGGCTATTCAGCTTGGCATCGTTTCTCTTCATGTAGATGCCTGTTTCCCAAAGAAGGTGCATATCTTGCACCCTTTCATTGTATCCTACTGAATTTAACCAATTTCTAACCACCTTGCCTTCCTGCTCGCCTATCCGATTGAACCTGATGCAGGCATCCACTTCTTGGTCTGTGGTGTTTCGCTCGCTATGCAGCTTGATGAGAAAGTTCTTATCACCCATCTGCTCCAAGATGTAGTCAGGGTCTTTCTTCAATGTCATGGATGCATCTATCCATAGGCACACATCGTAGTTCACAAACTCATGTGTGCGCCATTTGATCTCTCTGGCTAACTCTCTTGTGTTGCTATGTGAGTGGATGTGATGAACTTTCCAGATGTCGCTGTGAAATGGCTGATCTGTGAAATAATGATACTCCCAATCAGGGTTGTGGCCATTGTCATCGCCACGCATCAAGTTTACAGGGTCTTTGATGTAATCTTTCCCCCCGAAATTAGCGCATACTACTACTTTTTTCATAGTGTTAGTATTGCTATTATCGCATCTGTACCGCCATTCTCTGGCTTGTGATACTTCTCACTTACCCATGTCTTGAATCCTAACTCAATGAAGTCAGCTTCTGTCCAACTACTGATGTGCTTCATCAGCGTACCGTTAGGGCTTGGCTCTTGCTTCTCGTCTAATTTGCGCTCATTGATAGGCATAAATACAGCAAATTGCTTGCATTTAGCCATTTCTATCAGCTTCAATGACCTCTCCTTCGGAAGATGCTCTAAAACATCAAAGGCTACTACCAAATCAGCTTCAATCTTCTTGCAGCGCATCAAGTCTGTCTTTTTGTAGGCAAATCCGTTGTTTTCCGCCCATTGTGCGCCATTTTCTGCAAATTCATAGCTGATAGACTTGCTTGGCACTAAAACGTGCGATTCTAAGCCTAATTTGCCGCCACCGAGTGCAATGGCTGATTCATAGGGCTGCAAATTGTCTTTAATGATGCGGATGACATCGGCTGGTGTTTCAAAATCTTTTCTCATTTCAATTCTTTATGTGGTATGACTTCTAAATAGTTGCTCAAATGCGCCCAAGTTGGGCAGATATACTTAAAATTTGCACTATATGTGTGCAGTAAGTAACTGATGCTGCATTGGTCGAAGATGGTGTACATCAGTATATGGTTGTACCAATCGTTCAGCAGTTGCTTAGACAGCTTCTTTCTTAGGTCAATGGCAAAGAATCTTGGATTGACAAGTGGCGCATCCAAGTGCTTTCCATAGGCATCTATCTCTGCCTGCCAATCTTCGTTGGCATATCTTACGCTCAAATATGGCTTGTCTAAGTTTGTTAGGATGTATTTGTACTCGTCACCTATTGACTTCCTGTCTGGGTGCTGTGGGATGATCATGTGCTGACCCTCTATCGCTGACTTCACCCACTCAACAAACTTGCTGCCTATGACATTGACACGATGGTCTAACCAGATGGCTATATCTACATCTTGAAGGGCAAGGCAGGCTGTTTTATAATACTTGCCTGCCTGCCGATCAGTCAACCCTTCCATAGGGTAAGTAAACACCTCATATTCGTGGTAAACGCTCTGATCAATGATTGATTGCTTGGTGTCTATGTGGCCAACGTTGGCCGTGAATATCTTAATCAACATATTGGTAGCTTAGAATTTTGTAGTAATCTTTAAATTGCTCTGTCTTATTGTGGTGAATCGCTGCAAAGTAGTGCTTCTCAAATTCATCTCTATGCTCATTGCAGCAGAAGGGTATCATCTTGAAACTGAACTTATCTACTTGCTTTGTGGTGCAAGTCAGAAAGACTGACTGCGACTTGCGCTTACATACTTGACATTCTGCTATCATAGTTTATTCATTTCTGCTAACATGGTGTATAGGGCATTAAAACGCCCAATACACATTTGTTGTATGCAATTTAAATGCGAGCATATACAGTTCCGCAATCGGCACACATAACACTATCGTGTATTTCATTTTTATAATGGTTAGTACATCCACAATCGCATTTAAACTGTCCGCTTTGCCCTACAACACTGTATAAAGAAAATGCTTCGTTTACGGCATTAATCAAGTCACTGTGTAAACACTTGTCTGCTATTTCTCCATGTTCATTTCTTGGCATTCTTGTGGTTATTGCCCCAATTACTGTATTTTCTAAGTCTTTCATATTAAGTTTTGTTTTTAATTAATCGCACTTGCTTTATACTGAACGTTATCACAAATTTACACCTTATTATCACTTCTCCAACGATAATAGGCACTTTTAAAGGATTCGTAGCTGCTGTATCGGCCATTGCCCCAATACTCCATCAGCGCATCTTCTACGAGTTCAAATGCTATCTTTGGTGGCCGCCCTGCCGCCTTCAATCGATTGATAGTGGCATAGTAGCCTTCAATGTAGCGTATCTCGTGTTTATCTATCATAACGTCTGCACCTCGTGCATAGTAGTCATATCCATCGTCAAAGTACATAGAGTTCGCCACCGTTTTCTTCTAAATAACTATTTGTCTTTTCCTCAAATTCTGCCTGCAAGGCTGCACCAAGTGCCATGATGTTTGTTATGATACCATCTACCTTCCTGTGTGGTTTCTTGCTATCTTTTATCACCTTTACATTGCCTGCTGGGTCATAGGTTACATTGGCGTTGCCTGCCATCCACCTCAACACAGGGTCATTGCCGTGTATGAATTTACCTTCTATTACTTTCATCTCCATTTGCTTGGTAGGGTAGTTCATTGTGATAAACCCTTGTCTGAACTTCTGACAATTATAGCCTTCTTTCTCCAACTTTGCCGCCAGCAAGTTGGCGTTGTATGGGTCATAGTTTATGTTCACTATGCTAAACATCTCATCCAATTTAAGTATATCCTGATAAACAACTTCATAGTCAACGATCGCCCCTGTGGTGAGTGTTACATTCTCATTGGCCACCCAATCAAGGAAGCTGTCATTTGCATAGTCTGCGCTCCCTTTGTAGGTCTTCTCTGGTAAGTAGTATTTGTTGATTGAATAGTACTTGCCGTTGTGTGGGATAATCGCCGTGAGTGCAGTCATATCTCGTGTAGATGATAAGTCAAATGCTACGAAGCAATCTTTGCCTTTCAGCATCTCCTTGCTGAACTCTTGGTCATGCTGCATCCAATCCGTGTCGCTTATCCACCTTGCTTCTGTGTTTACCCATTGACTTAGGTGTAAGACTCTAAACACATTCTCATAGCTTGGCTCGTTTAAAATTCGCTGACATTGCTGCTGGAAGTAGTCATAGTGTATAGATACACCATAGTTAGGGTTTGCCTTCTTCCAAGTTTCTTCATCAAAGATGTCATCTTCATCGCTTGCTTCCCATACTGCTGCATAGTAGCTTTCATCTTCTATCCTGCCTTCAATGATGCCTTTGGCGTATTCATATTCTTTGTAGCATGGTGAATTTGTGTCGAAGCCTGATGTGGTGATGATGAATATGAGTGGCTGTGTTCTTTTAAGCTGTGATGTAGCAAGTGTATCTATCACCTCTGTTGTTGCGTGGGTGTGATACTCATCCACGATCACCAAGTGAGCATTCAGACCATGCTGCCCCCTGCTATCTTTGCTCATTGTCTTGAAGTAAGACAACCCTGTCGCTATGCCATCTATGCTTGGCCGATATTCGATAGTCTTAGTGCCAGAGTATATCCTAACCTTCTCTGCCAATCTTGGGTTGGCCATTATCTGCTCTGACACTATCCGATAACCTACTTGCGTTGCTTGCTCTTTGTTATACGCTGCGTAGTAGATCTGTGCTGCTGGCTCTCGGTCTAAAAACATGACCAAGTTGCAAATAGCACCTATCAGGGTGCTTTTGCCATTACCTCTACCAACTTGTATGTATGCCTTCCTGTATTTGCGTGTTTTGTCTTTGGTACGCTTCCACCCAAATATATCTCTGATGATTGTTTGCTGCCATTCTTCCAACTTTACCAATTCTCCCTGCTTCGCACCCTCGATGTGATAAATCTGCGTTTCAATAAAGCGAATAGCTGCATTAGCAGCTTTCTCATCAAAGTAATATTTAGGCTCATTGCTCACAACTCGTTGAAGTCATCTAATACATCCTTCTTGATCTGCTCTTGGGTGATTCTGATGTTTTGCCTGCTCGCAGGAGTGAATCCATACTCCTTGCTGATCTTGAACGCTTGGTCAAATAGCTTATTGTAAACTTTAAACTTTGGATTCTCAACTTCGCTATAAGCACCCTGTGATAAATAGCCTTCAACCTTTAACTCTGCTTCCAATCTTCTCATCTCATCCATCATGAAGCAGTACTTTTCAAACATGGGCAAGTCTAACTTCTCTGCAAATACACCCTTATCGCTGTATTCTTCTAATACACTATACCAAATGCTCTTACCAAACTCTGCCAGCCCTTCTGGGGCTGTCGGTATGCTGTCAGGTTCTATCTTCTTTACAGGCATATCATCAGGATGACCATCTCTGTGCTGTCGTAGCGTTCCCCTCGCTATCTTTAATTCTGCTGGTAACTTGTTTGGCCCTCGCTTACCCATATCAGTTTAAATCTTGACTAAAAAAACTTGGTATGCGC